TCATTAGAAGATGGTTCACCAGCATACTATAATAGTAACATCTTAGGACGTTACTATAAGAAAGATTATTTTATCACTGAACAATGAAGATTTTTTTAGACACCGCTGATTGTGCATCAATTCAAAAGCATTTTGCTTCTGGATTAATTGATGGTGTTACAACTAATCCAACTCTTATTCGTAAGAGTGGTAGACTTCCTGAAGATGTATACCAGGAACTTAAAGGTATTGGTGTAAAGGATATTAGTATGGAAATAGTTGCTGATAGTGTAACTGATACAGTTAATGAAGCACATCGTTTATATGATATCTTTGGTGAGGTAACAACTATTAAAGTACCATGTACCCCTGATGGATTGTTAGCATGTAGACAGTTGGCTCAGGCAGGTATTAAAGTAAATGTAACTCTTATCTTCTCTCAGGTACAAGCAATCCTTGCTGCTAAGGCAGGTGCTGCATATGTATCACCATTTGTGGGACGTGTAGATGATAACTCCTTTGGTGGACTATGCTTAGTTAAAGATATTGCTAAGGTATTCCGAGAGCATGTTGTAAGAACTGAGGTTCTAGCAGCATCTGTTAGAAACGTTAGGGATGTGGGTAGAGCATTTGAATATGGTGCTGACATTGTTACTATGCCAACAGGAGTCTTTGAAAAGATGTATAATCATATTCTAACTGAAAAAGGTTTAGAATTATTTGAAGCAGATTGGCAATCCGTTCAAGAATTAACTAATGAGAATCCATCTTTGGTATAGTACAGAGTTAAAAGTGTGGCGTTGGTGCGTCACAGATCGGAGACCTTATCTTTTACCTGATAGGCAGGAAAGTGGTGAGGCAAAAGAATTAGATGATGCAATGGATGCTATTAAAAAGATAGCAAAGAAGTGGACAGGAAAAGATGAACCCAATGCAGGGTGGTTTGGAGCTTAAAAATGGTAAACGTAAGATGTCGTTCATGCGGCAAGGAGATAGAAGGACATTCCCATAGGACAAAATCTTGTGGATGTCCTAATATGACAACAGTATCGGGAGATAAGATCTCTGCTCGTGATATGTCAAAGGTTGTTATGTTAAATACTAATATGAAGAAGGAGAAGGATAGTTTATCTTCTCAAGATTTAGAATGGCAAGAGAAAAGAAGAAAAAGAAAAGTTAGAAAACTTAACTTTGAGGTGCGATAATCTTAAGAGACTATTAAGTGTATAGATATAGTACATAACTTATGTTATGATTTCCTCACTAAGTACTGAACTAATGTTTAACCTCGATCAGAAGTATGAATCATATGTTAGAAGTGGGACTAAGAAACTTCGGATAGATGGTATAGAGGAACGCATTAGGGGGTATGGATATACTGATAATGGAAAAGATATTGATGGATACTATTTGATTACAGATAACTATACACTTTATTATAATACTAATGAACAGTTTGTCAAAATGGAAGCCTTAGCAGCAGTTACGGCATAAAAAAATCCCCTCACGTGAGGGGATTTAGAACTTAATATTCTGTTTTAGTTAGGGTGGATGTGAATGTAAATGTGTGTGCATTTTAGAGAAGAACCTCCTTACAGATACGCTTACAACTTGAATGATCGTCTTCGCACTCAATCAAGCATTCATAGTAATCGTTAACTTTGTCTTCTTGGTGTAGATTCCACTCTACCATTTGATTACGAGACATCATGATTGACATAAAAAATTAACCCTCATTAACCACATACTATATAGCACATTTGTGTGCTTTTGACAACAAAAAGGTTACAATTCTCAAAATGGTAAATACAATTATATACTTATACTAAATATGGCATCTGATAATTCAACATTTCTATTCACTAAAGTGAAAGGAGCATTCAATAAAGTAGTTGAATGGGATAAGGCACTTATTAAAAAGTGTCAAGATAAGTTTGGATGGACCGACTATCAAGTTACTTGTATTGCGTTTGCTAAAGGATTTATTATAGGAGCAATACTATTATGAAAAACCTTCCAATTCCATTACTCACATTCTTAGCAGCACAAGTAGGTGCAGCAGTTTGGTGGGGTGCTCAAATAGATGCCAAGGTAAAACTTGTAGAAGAGAATAGAAGATACATCCAAGAGGTTGTAATTCCTTCTTATGAGATCAGTGACAGTTGGGACAATCCACATTACAACAACTGGTTAAAAGCAGGAGGTTGGAAAGACTAAATAGGAAAAGTTGAGAGTGTATTATGAAGGCAGTAGTTGACACCGTTAAAAAAATAATCTCCCCAGAACAGAATTGGTCACAATTCTTGATGAAGATTATAGGTGTGGGAGTAGTAGCAGGTATAGGATTCGCAGGTTTTCAAGTCTATACTGGTTCACAAGAAGAGGAAGAAGGACCAGATGATGCTATTGAGGTTATCTTTGATGAGATACCAGAGAAGAAAATTCAGGTAGAAGAGATATTAAATGACTTAACCAGAAGCAATAGAGATATTAATTCTGTATGGTTATATGATTGGCCAGATGCACGAAACATAGTTCCTGTTTTTAATTCACCACGTAATGCTAGAGATCCATTACCAAGTGGGTATTGGATGCCTGGTGATGAAAGGGTTATAGGAAGTTTTGTTCTAGGTGCTTGTACAAGATTAGATAGAAAGTTCCCCAATGCAGCCTGCCCCATTATGGGAAAGGAAGACGCATGGGGCGTTCTTGTTGTAGAGTATATTAAAGCTCCAGAAGATGATCCTCTATGCATTTTACCGAACAAGTCATGTGTAAGACCTGCTAAAGTAGCCTCTATGAAAATTAGTGAGATACTTTACCTATTAGAAAATAAAAAGTAATGTCTCATCCTAATGGATATACCAAAGAAGATATTAAAAAGTTGTTGGGTAGTGCTTGGTTGGACTATGATAACCTAGCAGAGTCTGGTAATAAGTTAAGAAGGAGAAAGGGAGAAGAGATGAGAGCAGGATTGAGACCTTATCCTACTTACCCAACCAAGAGAGTTGGTCCTAACTTTGATAAGGATGGAAAATATATTTACCCACCAGATTCAGGATTTAATTTTGTAGAAAGAATGAATCCTGATTCTGAATGGGGTGGCAAAGTTTCCTGATGCATGATACAATATGGTCAATAAACATAATGATTGCTATCTTACTTATCGCAGTAGGGTATGTTATATACTGGATCTTTAAGTACGATGATTGGAATCCTAATCCCATTATTACTGATGACGAGCCCAGCGAAAGCGTGGGAAGTGGAGAAACAACAACCCTATGAGGGTATGTTGCCTGACAATTCGCAACAGGTTAATACTTGGATACAGAAAATGAAACAATGGCAGTTAGAGCAATCTCTTAACGATCCTGCTTTTGATATAAATAATGCACTTGCGGAATATTTCAATGGGAGCGATGGTTCCACCGAGCAGGAAGAGCTGCTACAACTTCAGAGTGACGGAGATTAATCGTGTTCTTGACGGGGATACTATTGATGTCACCATTGATCTTGGGTTTGACTTATACAAGAAAGAAAGAGTTAGAATTGCAGGAGTTGATACGCCAGAGAAGAGAACAAGAGACTTGGAAGAGAAAGCATTGGGAATAGATGCTACAAATTGGTTAAAGAAAAAACTTGAGGATACTATTGCAGGTGAAGATGAACTCTCTATTAGAACAGAACTTGTGGGTGGCATGGGGAAGTATGGTAGGCTTCTTGGTTGGCTCTATATTGGTGAAGATCTTATTTCATTAAATGAACTAATGATTGACGAAGGGTTCGCTTGGGAGTATGATGGTGGTACAAAACAGAAGGACTTTGAGCAACTCAGAGTAATTCGTCGTCGCCTTGGAACCCTAGTTGAGTAATGATTGAAGAAAGAGAAGAATTCATTGCCTTACTGAAAGAGAAATCTTATCGTAAGGGTGAATTTATGCTGTCCTCTGGTAAGAAGAGTCAGCACTATGTAAATTGCAAACCAGTAACGTTACAATCTGATGCGTTACTCTTCATTAGTTGGTGTATCCTTGAGTGTCTGGAGGATGATACAGTAGCAGTAGGAGGACTTACTTTAGGAGCAGATCCTTTAGTGAGTGGTGTTGCTATGGCATCTTGTATTGCTGATGATAAACCATCAGTTAATGGTTTAATAGTAAGAAAGGAACCTAAAGGACATGGTACAGCAGCATGGATAGAGGGACCATTACCCCCAAAAGGTTCTAAAGTAACTGTATTGGAGGATGTTATTACTACAGGAGGTTCGGCAATCAAGGCAGCTGAAAAGTTGCGTGATGCTGGATACATAGTAGACAGAGTTGTTGCTATTGTCGATAGACAGGAAGGTAAAGAAGCTTATGATGCTTTAGAATCTGCTGGATTAGATGTAGTTAGTTTATTTTTATTGGAGGAATTGATCAATGAGTGATGAATACAAAGATCTTATTGTAGAGGGTGAAAAGGTAGGAGATTACAATGACACCACAATTGGTTTTGATAAATGGTGTATGGCAACTGTAGAGTTGTGGTCATCTCCTAAAGAGTTTGATGCTTATCAATATGACTATGAGACATTTTGTGAGTTTTATAAACCAGAAAATGATGACTATAAGTATGTTGATTGTGAAGATGAAGAGTTCACACCAGGAATGAATGGTATTGAGAGTAGAGATATTGAGAAATGGCTATTAGAATTTGTGAACAAGAATGATTGGATTAAGGATGAGTTTTATTTTATTGCACATTGGAGAAGATATGCAATTTATAAGAAATATGTTTATGAAGATGGGGACTTTGATTGGAATGTAGAGGATATGGGTGAGTCATCCCCTGACAGATATTGCTACAAGAATGGTAAGATAGAAGAGGGATGGTCAACACCTATGGAGGAAGAAGAATAATGCTATTAACACAGAATATTATTGAACAGGTTCAGGTAGCCTTGATGCATACCAAGAAAGATGGTACTGTTAATTGGAAAGATGGAGACAAGATTGAGGTTTGTATTGCTGGTACATTTGCAGCGGATAAATTTATAGTCATTCATAATAGATCTAAGAATCCTGTAGTG